TGCTATAGTGTTTCATTTAATGCCACTACAGGCAGAAATAAGACAAAGGAGGCAGTATGTATAGAAATATTTATGAGCATAGCTTTAGCGCTAAGTGCCCAGTAAATGGAGACATGATTGATTACGACCTAACAATCGAGTCGTCAGAAATGATTGAGGTCGAGAAGATTGTAGATGCGACCGACGATCTCAAAGAGGGTTACCATGAAATTTTTGCCGATCAGTTGGCAGAGCTTCTTGGCGGCTTTCAGATAATCACGGCCCATCATCATGGTGTACACATTAAGACTATGAGAGAGCGCAGCTAGTGATTCACTACCACGGCGGCCCGATCACGCCAGACACTTGCGCCATTAAAGCCTGGAAGGGTCGCCATGCATTTATAAGTTTCGCTAGGCCGGACCAGCTCGGACTTGCCACAGAAATTTGCCAATCATTTGGGCTGGACAATGGGGCGTTTACGTTCTGGAAAACCGGAGAGCCTATTGATTGGTCAGGCTATTATGAATTTGTTGATCGCTGGAAAAACCATCCTCGCTTTGACTTTGCAATTATTCCCGATGTAATTGATGGCGGGTGCCAGGCTAACGATGAACTGCTAGCAGCCTGGCCCCATGGTAGTCATGTCGGGGTGCCGGTTTGGCACATGAATGAGCCAGAGGATAGATTTATCCGCTTATGCAAAACGTACCCAAGAGTCGCCATCGGATCATGCGGCGAATACGATGTGCGGAATCCAGGTAAATGCGTTAGCAGAATGAAAGATGTTATACGCCACGTTACTGATAAGTATGGTCAGCCAATCGCAAAACTGCACGGCCTTAGAATGCTGAACAAGGCAGTGTTCAAACACTTGCCGCTATCCAGCGCGGACTCCACAAATATAGCGAGAAACATTGGCATTGATAGCAAGTGGAGTGGAGCTTACAGCCCTAAGTCAAAGGAAACTCGAGCAAGCATTATTGCCGAGAGAATAGAATCTACTAACTCAGCCAGTGCGCTGCACTGGGATGAGGCGAGCGACAAGGTAGATATACAACTATCTTTTAATATATAGGAGGCAGTATGGAGTTATTACCAACGCCAGATTGGGCGCTACGGCACCACTACTACTGGCATTCAAACCCGCGCAGCAAGACGCGCAGCAAAACCCTGTTTGACAAGTGCATCATCAGGCCAAAACTCAATGAGGCATGGCAGATAGCCAAGTCAGATTGGGGTACGCAGGAGGATGTGGACGATGCCTGGACCACCATCAGAAGACTCGATGGAAAACATAATGGGTCGTCTAACGCTAACATGGAGTGCGGAAAGCTAGTCCAGCAGGCTGTGGACATGGCGATATTTGCCGACATGGACCTTGAGGAGTGCAAGGTGTGGGCCTACAAAGAGTTTCACGAAAACTATGTATGCCGATCCTGGGACGATGGGATCGACGAGGAGAAGTGCGACTACTACCTTGATGAGATAGAGCCGGTCATAGAGAACGCCTGGCACGGACTCATAGAGGCCATGAGCGGCGACAAGCAGCGACTACCAGAGCGGGAGCTGTACGGTTACATAGGCAATAACAAAGTGCCATATAAAACCTTACCGGACTACTGCTATCGCGGCGATCTCAAGACCAAGTGGTCCAAGAGAAGCAAGACTACTAAGTCAGGTTGGGCACAGAACTCACTACCTAAAAAACTTACCGGTCCCTGGGAGCAGGCGAACGTGAGCCAGGTGGCGGGGTTTCGTGCGCTCAATGGCGGCTTACCTTGCTGGCTGCTGTACGCGAATAAGTCGGACTATCGACTGTTTCACCAATACAACTGTGACGAGATGACGCCCGACTACCTGGACGATGTAATCCGAGAGACCGAGCGGCAGAACGCTGTCACAGAAAAATTCCTACAGGTCGCTGAGAACTCCAGCGAACTAATGGAAATGATCTCGCCAGAATGGAATGAGCTTTGCTGGCAAGAACCACCAGGCTACTTAGAGGAGGCTTACGGAATATGGAAGCGTTAACAGACATCATTGGCGAGGCAGTAAAGCTAAACGCCTATCGGCATGAGGGTGTCGGCACTAGCGGCATCGTTGAGATTGGTCACGCTTGGCACCACCAATTTAGTCAAGTAACCAGGATCGAATTGCTTGATAACTGGATAAAGGTACTCACAGCGCAGTTTGAGTTAGAGAAAATAGCTTATGAAAAAGAAGGAGGTTTGTATAAATGGAAATGAGTGAACAGGTAGACGTCTTAGCAAAGGCGCTATCAAAAGCCCAGGGAGAGATGGGGGGAGCCGTTAAGGATTCCAGCAACCCCTTCTTTAAATCAAGCTACGCGGACCTAGGCTCTGTTATTGCGGCGATCAAGGATTCATTCGCTGCCAACGGATTGAGCTATACGCAATTCCCGATCCGCGATGAGGCTGGCGCTGGCGTAGAAACAATTTTGATGCACGAGTCAGGCCAGTGGATCAAGTCTAGCTATACGCTGCCGCTTGCAAAGTTTGACGCGCAATCAGCGGGGTCATGTCTAACGTACGCAAGACGGTACGCTTTGCAGGCTATTGCTGGCATTCCAGCGGTGGATGATGACGGCAACCAAGCCACGGCATCCGCCCCGCAATACAGGCCAGCACCTGCACCGGCGCCAGCTCCGCAAGCCCCGCTAGCACGAAAGCCAAAGGCCCAAAAGGTTCCCGAGGCTGTAAAGGAGGAGGCTGGTGCTAAAAACATCACCGTCAATGGCAAGCAGTATGGCCCGCTTGTCACCTGCAAGGAGATCAACGACTGCATTGACCACATTGCACTGGAGCAGTGGAAGGAGGACAACATTGCAGCCCTTAAAATTATGTCGCAGGATCACAAGGATCTGAACGGCATTATCACAGCGGCATTCCAGGCCCGCAAAAAAGCAATCAATGAAGAAGACATACCTTTCTAGGAGGAAAGCATGGCAAACGCACCACACATGGGTAACGCTAAAATTACCTTTAAGAACAACATCAACGCATCCACTAACAACGTACCGGTTGAGTACCAGGCGTCGGCGTGGATTACTTTCAACAACGGTTGGGATGACGCATCTAACCGGCCTTACCCGCTAACAGATCAGCAGGAGATGGTTGTCGAGCAGCTGTACCAGCAGCTTATTCAGTCTGGCGCACAGCTTCAGCTTACTGTTAAGCAGAAGGTAGGCGAGGATAGCCGCGCATGGCCCATTGCTGGACGCATGAACCTGTTTGTAAATAAACCCAAGCAGGCTAATAATTACCAGCAGCCGCAGCAGCAACCCCAGGGAGGACAAAGTGAATGGTGAACTTATTTCGGTCAGCGACCTGGCTAATTATCTTTTCGGCGAAAGGAGCGCGCGCAACTATAAGCGCGCTTTGCGATTGGTTCAGAACGGAAGCATACCTTCCATTAACACGGGCACTCGCTACTTCGTTACGAAAACTGAGGTCGAGAGGTTCCTGGCGTCGAAGTCACCAGGGAACGGCGGTGATGGTTGAGCGCGACAAGGATTGGTGGACTGTACAAGCGTATGGTCCTATCAACCCTATCGTAGTTGTGTGCTCCGACTATCGCGTGGCACTCAAGAAACTATCTTCGGAGCTGGACAAGCAGTGCAATCAATATCAGCTAGAGCAGCATTCACCGGAATGGTGGGACGCTGACGCGGAGACCTTTAGCTATGAGTCCCAAGCAAAAGGTCGCTGATGGTAGTGAGATATGGGCTCGCATCCTTGATGAGTTTGCCTGGGATTCACCCGATCCAGGCTTGCTCACCGAGGATGAGATTGCCAGACGTCTTGGCATTACCGAGCATTCCGCAGCCATGACCCTTGCCTGGGCATACCAGGAAGGATTTGTGGGGTGGACTAGGAAGGGTAGCGGTGGCTTTATATGGCGTCGCAGAATGCCTAAAAAAGCATGGGTCCGCCATGAAATCTATGGCAAGCGTGATTACTGTTTGCGCTGCGATACAATCGGCGGCCACAAAGAAGGATGTATACATGGCAGGTAACTTTGTTCGCAGGGGTTTAATCAATGAGCTTGCTGAGATGGGTTACGACGAGATAGCAGACGAGATGGGGATCACCAAAGACCAGGTCTACTATGCTGAGAAGACGGGACTAGCAAAGCTAAGAAAAAAACTCGCTAAATATGAAGGAGATATAAGAGATGCTAAACAATCTGAACGAAGCGGATGTAATGCGGGATGGGATTCGATCTCGCAAAATCGGGGTGCGTGGTGATTGCATCACTTGCAAGCAAGCCGCAGGGGTCAATCAGGAATTGATTCTATTGCTAGAGCAGATAGCTGCGAAGCAACACATTGGGGACGCTGCAGATATGGCGAGGCGTGCCCTAGACATCTTACTTAAATAAGGAGACAGCATGAGCCAGAAAAAACGTGTACTGACTTACCTTAAAGAAGGCAATAAACTAACCAGGCTAAATGCCTGGGAGAATCTTGGAATCATCGAGGCACCGGCCCGCATATCCGAACTGAGACTGGAAGGCCACAAGATCAACTCAGATATGAAGACGGTGATTAATCGCTACGGCGAATCTGTCCGCATCGCTGAATGGTCTATG